TTAGCCCGTTAGCCCGTTAGCCCGTTGAGGCGGTGAGGTGGTTGAAGGAAAAGAAAACAGCCTGCATATGCAAGCTGTTTTCGACATCGAAAATTATAGAATTATTCCTGTTGAAAGTAAATCTCTTAATATCTGTAATTCTTGTTCGGTAGCACTTATGCCTTTTAAATCTACTAACCGAGTTACTTTTGTAAATCCGGTCAGATTACCAAGAGTCTTTGTTAAATTGCACACACGCCCGTGCGTATGATTGAATGCTGTAATGTCTGAATATTTCGGTCTGTCATATATTAGATAAATATTTCTGCACGAGTAACTAGCGCATGAGGGGCTTCCACCACTTGTACTTTGTGTATCATATTGAAGTTGTGCACCGCTGAGTGCTGTGTTCGCCGCGCCTAGTACATCTTTATTTAACAATGACGCGCCCGTGTTTATCGCGCTTTGTAAATGCTTCAAGTCTGTTTGCGCTCTATCGCTACTCGTTAAAGGAATATCAATCCCCATTGTTCCGTCAAATTCATCGCAAGGAATACCATCAGAATAGCATATAACTTTGCAAGCTCCTGTTAGATAGTCAACCACATATTCAACCTTTAGCGTGGTATTCATATAGCGTGATGTATCTAGTTGTTTAAACCCGATATACGGCAAGAAAAGTACAATCTTTGTAAAAGGTGCATAGTCAAGAAAGTTATTATATTTTTCAGCAACTTTTATGCTGCCTATGCTTATTTTTGCGTTCGACGCACAAGACAATCCGTTAACTCCCATTGACACGTCACCTATGACTATATCGCTTTCCGTTCCCGATATACTGAATGGAAATGCCTTTACTGATACGATATTTTCAATCGGATTATTTTGAACTTTTAAAACATTGAAATATGATTGACTCCATAACTTATCCCCAAGGCTTTTACATCTATCGGAAGTCAGCGCGTAAGTTTTTGTTAAAATGTTTGATACGCTCGTTCCGTCTCCCATTTCATAATCGCTCGATGTAGGTGTCTTGTTATCTTCATATGGCGTTTTTTTCATATTATCATGATTAGAGTCCTCTTTTTCGTCATCATCTTCTGTGCCTTCCGCGCCTGTCACAGCGTCAACGGGTTTAGTGCCGTAGTGGACTTTCACACTAACATCCCAATCTATACCCCATTTACTTTCATCATATCCCGCCGCTCCAAATTCGATGATAGAAATATCGTCGGGACTGTCGGGCAAGGTTGACGGTATTCTAACTTGGAAAAGCCGCGTCCAACACTGTCCAACTTTTACTGCGTAGTAATCAATTCGCAAATATAGTTCGATTAAGTCAACCTTATTTCCAAGTAAATACGCGAATTTTTTCACGCTTCCCCATCCGTTGAAAGCTATGTCATTTATTTGCTTCCACCGCATTTTTCGGTTGCCGCCGTCAACCCAATTTTCTTTGACATTGAAAAGTGCAAGGCTGTCATCTGTTGACGGCACTATTACATTTTTATCAGTATCTAAATAATAGCGGCTGTGTGCTTCTTCTACTACGTTACCGAGTGGATAGTACCACATGTGGGGATTCGTCATCTTACTATTCCAGTCATCATCTGATGAAAGTCTACTCCATTGAATGTCTATCGTTGGTTCAGTCGTTCCGTCCAAATAAACATCGAATTGGAAGCGGTTTTGATTTCCAATTTTTCCATCAAGTAACGCGTATACTATATAGGGGTATGTTTGATTTCGCAATTTGCCGTTATCAAAAATATAATAAGGATATACGGTGGATTTTTCTTCATAAAGCGTCATACCTGCCCCATCACCATTTGAATAAAAAAATTCGTGTATGTTCGTGTCTGCCGTAAGTGTTGAAGAAAGTAAATTTACCGCCATAGCGTCAATATATCTTAAATCTCCCACGACATACCCATTATCTCCATCGCTGTCGGGCAAGATGTTTACACCACGATATGACGCATATATTTCTGTCACCGTCTCGCCTATTCGTTCACTATATGCTTTAAGCAATTCTTCTCCTATCGCTTGGTTTGATGTAGCCGCGCTCCATCCGTACATTGTGGCTATTGGTGGTAATCGGCATAAATTTGCAATAATATCGAATTTTGAATCAGAAAATGGACTATACACTAATTTAGTGTGTTCGTATGAATTAGACGCTCCCACTGTAGTTGTGTCTTTTAATAAGTCGATATCTTCATTCCATGTTGAATATTTAGCTGGTTTATGAGACATTGTGAATAAAGCGACATTATTGTAATATCCGCTAACAAGAATCGCCAAGTCAATCTCTCCGCTTTCAAGTGACAATTTTACATTGCGTTTTGTGTTCGCTGTAATTAGTCCAGTGTTTTTATTCGTTTTTTCCACAGTATGACTTATCACAGTAATTTCGCCCACGCCATAATTCATCTGTAAATCTAATTTAGTCATATATTCACCTCTTTCTACGAAGCTCCGCCTGCTACAGTTAGTGCGATATAACTACCGGTAGCGTTGCCTATTTTTCCAATTAGCGACATACTGACCGCTCTGTCACACGTTGTTAGCAGTTCACTGTCAATAATGTAGTTACTATAATTTTTTTCTTGCCGTTCCACTAGCGTTGTAAGATTTTTAATTTGTTCAGAATATGTCTGTAATACATCAACAGTTAAATGCAATTCAATCCTTCCGTCGCTATTCAATATCGCGTCCTCTATGAAGTAGTAGCGATTAAGCAAGTCAATATAGGCATAGTTTGCCGCTAATGCTTTGCTTGAAGAAACCACAATCACAGGTTTTATGACGCTAGACGCGTCTTTGAAATCAAAAGTGCATTCCTTAAGTTGATTTAGCGTCTTTGAAACTGCTCTTTTGTCGCTCGTCATACTATATAATGTGAGTGTACTCATAGTAAATAGTAAACCCCCTTGCTAACCAAATTTGCAACGTCTCTTGCAATCGTTTCAACCAATCTCACCGCCTGCGCTAATTCAAGGCTAGATTCTGCCATCTGCTGAGAAGTTGTTACTCCAATGTTTCCGCTCCTTGTCAACTCGCGCTTGATGGTAGATTGTAGCTTGTCAATCTGCGCTCCTTTGGTAGCTTTGGTATCGTCTGAATGTTCGGCAGTATTAGATGTGCTTGTGTTCGTGCGCTCTGCTTCCGTGGTCAATTCATCGTCTGAGTGCTTGTTAGCTTTGCTTGTCGTGGTAACTGCTCTTTCTGCTTCCGTTGTAGTTTCTACATCAAGCCGCGCGGCTTCGTCGTTGGTAACTTGTATCGTGCGCTCTGCTTCTTCCGTCGTTTCCTTATCGCTTTTCGCTCCTGCTTTTATAGTATTTTTGTCAGATTTAGCGGCATCAGATACCGAAGTTTCTGACTTGTCTTTTGATTTATAACCGCTACTTTCATAAGGTGCAACTTTATTTTCGGCGGTTGTCGTGGAAGCCGCCGCGCCAAAATCGGTATTATTAGTTGTAATTTGTTCGCCATATTCACGATTTACGGTAGCTTTACCCTCACCGTTTACCGTCATTTGGTCTGTGTGCGTCTCACCATAGTTGCGCTTCGCTTCCGTGCTACCTTCTCCTGTCACGGTCTTTTCTTCCGCGTTAGTCTCTCCATATTCACGGCTAACTGTCGTGCTACCTTCTCCAAGTGTCGCGCTTTCTTCGGTTGACATTTCTCCGAACGTCGTTTTTGTCGCATCAGTTCGTTCGCCGTATTCGTTTGTGCCGTCGTTCGTAATGCTTTCCGTCTCAATCATGCGATAGTTTTCAATCGGATTAAAGGCAAGTTGCGTCACCGAAAAAACGGTATTATATTCGTATTCCTTTGTACGAAGAAAGGCATATAAAAGATTATAGCAGATTTCTTTATTTTCTGCGGCTTCGTCTAAAGCTCTATAAAAATCTACCAACTCGCGTCCCGAGTAACTAACCTTTACATAGTCATCTATCACAGGTGAAAGAACCGCCCAATCGGGATTGTAGTTTTTTTCGTTCAATACTTTAGTTACAATACCACCTGTGTTTGATTGCAATTCATATACATTATTTAACATCTTCGTCACCTTCTTTCTGCTTTTCCTGCTCTTGATTTTTCGACATCGAAAAATCCACAGCATGTCTAACTGACACATTCAGCCCGTAAAGTTTGTTCATTTTTTCACATGCCGCCTGTCGGCATTTCAAAGCATCATCAATGTTAAACAGCAACATTTCTTCGTCGCTGTTTACTTCGTCACTTATCAGACGTTCGCGCTTGTCGGTTGACATTCTCACACCTATGTCATTATAGAAAGATTTCAACAAATTCTGTTGGAGGCTATAAAAGTCCTTGATGGAAGTGCTTGACGGATAAACATTCGATAAAACCCGCATTCCTTGCATGTCCGCTAAACTGTTCATGTTGGTAGATTCTAGCACAGCCATAGTTGCACCTTGTTCCAATGCGCTGTAATATGCTTTTACGCTGTCAGCTTCCGCTTGTGTGCTAACTACAGCCATTCCGGTTGAGCGTGTATTTATCGCGACAGCCTGCAACGATAAATCAGCGTGCGCAAGCAAAATGGAATATCTCTCTATTAACGGAGTAAGCGGCATTCTTGTGCTAGTATTGTCAACCACCACGGCGGTTTTGTTTACTTTTGCCATGCCGCTATCTAACGGGGTAGCGTATGTCATATGTGTAAATTCATCTTGATAGCTCGTCACTCCATGTAATGAGCATTCAACCGCTATCAGTCCACTTTTCTTTGTGTCTACAATTCCACAAAATCCTAACGCTATTAAATAGCTTTCAATCTCTTTTTGCGGTATCGTATCGGGAAGTCCAATCCAGTCAAACATTTTTATACATCGTGAAAAAAGCAACCTTTTCCAATAACTATACGCTTGCTGAAAGTTTAACTTTCTTTTCTTTTTGTTGGCGTTCAACAATATAGAATCAATCCCAAAATCCATACATTTTCTCCCTTCAATTATAGGGGGCATAAGCCCCCTACATTATTTTTAGTTTTCGGCAATGTAAAACACAATGCCATTTTCTGAAAAATCGTTGTAAAATCCGATATCCGCCTTCATAAAGTAATTATTGTATTCGCCTTTAGGGTTATAAATAGATTTCGTTCGACGGTTGTAAACGGTCACGCCCATAGCTTCATTGTCATACAATATTGCTACAACGCCGCTAACCTTCGTTTCTTCTTCTTCTCCTTCAAGTTTTACGTTAATTGAAGATGTGTCTTCAAAAGCAAACTTTTTACCGCTTCCTTGCCAGTAAGGTGTTTCGGTGTATCCTTTTAGAGCTACAATGTTATTATGATAGGTGTCAGCCTGTAAATAGAAATCCATGCAAGAAGCAAAGTCAGACAATACTGTTAGCACCTGCGCGTCCTCTGGCGTGAAACGTTCGTATTCATCATCATTGAAAAGCACTGACATCACTTTCAGACGGTTTACATAAAGATTGATAGTGCGCGCCGCGTATTTTAAGAAATCTGTATTACGCATAGCACTTTCTACAGTAAGACCTGCATTGGTAGCGGTGTTGTAATCTTTCAAAAGATTGATGAAAGTATTTCCATTTTCATTTTTTGACTTCTTGGCAATAAATGAAGCGCGGCATAAGTTAGCTGTGTTCTGATAACTAACTTCTAAACTATTGTTCATCGCTACAAAAATAGCGTCGATAAATGCCGCCATAGCCTGCGCATTCGTGAAAGCTGTCTTTAACTGTACATCGGGAATAGTGCCGTCCACTTCCCAAGTGCTGATTGTTTTGAAAAATTTCTGTCTAACGGTAACGCCGCTCTTGGTGAACGGGTTAAACGCTTCATCTGTCACGCTATCCCATGAAGGATTTTTCACGGCAGTAGGCATCTTGACGTTTAACTTTTGTAAGATTGCGCCAAATTCAAAACCTTCCTTTTTAAGCTCCGCGCCCATTCCCGAATATGACTTAATAGATACGACCGTTTTTCCAATTCGGTCAACAAGCGTTTTATAGAACGATTCCATGTTCGTGTCCGAAGATAATACCGCCTGCCCCACTGATACAAAAGACACGTCCGTAGGCGTAAGACCTTCCATTCCTAATGACTGTTCTGCAATAGAATTTACCACTGTGTAAATTTGTTTGATATTTGCCATTTCTTTTTTCTCCTTTTTCTTTGTTATTTTCGACATCGAAATCAACGTCAATCTGTTTCTGTTTCCTGCTCCTGCTCCTGTTCCTGCACTTCCGCTTCGTCTGTCTTGGTAGCATTCATAAGTTTTTCTACAACTTTAGCAGCGATTTTTTCCATTGTTTCGTCGCTAACATCCGAAGCTAATTTCTGCTCCTGCTCCTGCTCCTGCGCTTCCGTTTCAAGTTCACTTATCATCTTGTCAATACCTCGCATAATTTACACCCCCTTTCTAAAGTGCGTTTAATATGTTGAAAAAATCCGAACCTGTTAGATTGTCGGAAAAAACAACCTTGTTTAAATTTATAAGGGCAAAAAGTAACTTATCTCCTTTTGTTATTGAAGTCATTTTTTCTGTGTATAAAATTGATAGGTCGAATAAATCACCTATAATCCTTTGATTTTTCTGCCTGTCTTTAGTCGCGGGATAGCAATAAACAAATACATTATCGTCACCACATAAAAGTACCGCATTTACGGCAAGACCGCTATGTTCAAACCTCGCGCGGTATAACTCCGTGTAATCTTTTAACCTGCCGCGCAAGTGTGGATATTCCTTCGTTTGCCAAGCTCCGGTTGTTATCATGTCAGTAGATTGCCCGAAAAACATTTTGCTATTTTTACCGGAATTTTCGCAAAATTCAACAGCAATCCTAACAGTTACAGCGTTTCCGTCGTCGTCAATTTGACTTGTGGAAAAGTCATAGGTTTCTATGTCGCCAGCTTGCATTTTTGGTATATTTCTCAATCCCCATTCTGAGAAGTAAGGACACAAGCGCGAAATGGTGTTACCAATCAAAAAAACTTTGATAGCACGTCGGCGGGCAATGGTTGATACCAGCGACATTAATTTATTGACTTCATCGAAAAGATAGCCGCTATCGGTTATTACTTCTTCAAAAACGATATTTTCAAAATCTTTCATAGACATAGACTTATAGTGCGTCTCGCCGCTGAGATACATTGTGCGCCCTAGCTTCCTAACTCTTACTATCTTACCTTCATCATCAACATTGCTCGCGTAAATCTCACCGCGATAAACAGATACACACGAACACTCGCCGCCTGTGATGGCACTTATAGGAGAGTCAGAAAAGTAACTTTCAACCATTTCCGTCTTTGTCTCTAGTTGCCATCTGCGCAAATATACCAACATTTTTCCTTCGTTCCAAGCCTGCCGTAAAGCGTACTCTTTCACCGCATAGCTCTTTCCGTTGCTTCTTTCACCAAGGAGCAAGTAATATTGTGCGTCGGTTTTCAAAATCTTGTCAAGTCTATAGTATTTCTGTTTTGCCATTTTTTATTTCCTTTCAGATACGGCATGTAATTCCTGCGGCGTATAATCTGTAAAGTTGCTTTTATATTCGTTAGCGGCGGCTAACAAATTCAAATAGTCATCAGCAACTCCCATGTGATAAGTAGATGGCTTCATGTTTATCCCGAATTTATATTTGGATATATAGCCATCGGGATATATGACTTCTTGCATGTCATCTATATATGTAGATATTAGCCGCTTACAATGCTTATACTCAATCAGTAATCCATCCTTAAAATTATTTAAGTCATTTTTGAGGGATTGTGCGCCTGTCTTTTTATTTACGCCCGATACCGTCATCCCAATTTTTCCATTGATTTTATACGCATATCTTTTTGCGCCTAGCGTCACAAATTCGTCATACGTCGGCTCTGTGTCAAATATCCCTATTTGATGAGGTATGCCTTTTTTATCCTTTGGACGCAACTTTTCAACATCTATTCCATGCTTGCGGCAAGCCTTTTCCAACTCTTGTACTATGCCTTCGTTGTATCTGTCAAATATTTGCTCATGATTTCCGACATACTTTATGCTGTCGGTGTCACAGTATATTACATCTTTATCCATTTTTTCTGATAAAATAACACTCCAAATAAAGTTTCTCGAATATGCTGTGACAAATACGCCCCACTGGTACGCTAGGAAGTTTTTGAAAGGCTTTGACCTTAATTTGTTCAATCCATCGTCAATTCCTTCTAGCGTCAACTCTTCAACGCTCCATCCATTTTCGACATCGAAAAAAACATTTTCTTGTAAAATGGCTGTAACCATCATCCCGTACATGCTATTTATGAATTGCTTGGACTGCATGTATAGCTCTTCCTGCTCTTCTATACCCTTAAGAGAAGTTTTATTACAGTAAAGCTCCAAAATGTAATTTACAAAAGCGGTATCTAAATAGTCATTTACACTAATCCAAGCATTTTTTACCGACATTGCTTGCCATGTATACGCCCGTTCTATAATTGAGTAGTCTATATTAGTAATGACTATAGCAAGAGTATCTGCATAGCTTACCCGTCCATTATCTTTTACAGCCCCTTTCAACACATAAGGTTTGTTTGCTGAAAGATAATTATTAAAAAGACAAGATTCTATTTGTGTAAATTCTATGTCTAATATTAAACTATATCTATCGCCTTTATCGTAGTAACTTTTCCAGTCTGTCACTTTCTGCCACTTGCTCATAGGATATTTTTTCGCAATCATAGCTGTTGGATAAGATGATGATACATCCTTGCTGCGTACATTTTTCAATATCGAGCCTGCGTAGGTATAATTTGCGTGAGTGTAGCCGCCTGCAAAGCATTCCTTCAATCTCGCATACTCTGCCGCGTTGCGTGGCAAAATATTAGTCACTGCTTTATGATACGCTTGATTGTTTTTGTATAGCTTTTTTACAGCCTGCCGTACCTCTCCTGTTTGCGTCAACGGAATTTTTGACATTTTTTTATATTTATCCAAATATTTGCGTATTCCTGCATCCATAACTAAACAGTCATATTTGCAATATTCCACTTCTTCCAATGTTAAAGGTGTTAGCGGCGTTCGCATTACATTATAGTCGAGATTTCCCGTCAACTTGTGAACGCCGCAACTCTCGCCCCATGCTTCAAGTGATAGCCTTGTAAGAAAGTAGCTACAACGGAATCGCAAGCGTTCAACATCTGCATATATGACTTTGTGTGCAGTCCTAGCAAAGATTTTATCAAAAGTGAAAATATTCAATAAAAATTGAAACTCGTAAGCAAGATTATGCACCCAAATAGTTACTACTCCGCTTATTTTTTCCTGCAATTCTTGGCAAAAATCATAAAACCCTTCTAACTCTCTGCCGTAATACACCTTACCATCAACAGAGCATTGCCATATGTAACATAGTGCCACAGGCTCTTTATCGTCATAAAAAGAGCTATCTTTAGAAAAATCGAACACCTGCGGCACTCCGTCTACTATCCATGCGCTTGTTGTTTCGATGTCGAAACAAACAACCACATTGCTATATTCAGTATTTCTATCAACATATGTTTCACGTGAAACATAATTAAGATGTCCCCGTTGATAAAGTATCATCTTTATCACCTTTTTTTTGATAAGTATTTAATTTATCTTTTATTGCTTGCAATGTCTCATCTTCTTTTATTGAAGCATCCGCGATTACTTCCGTAAGAGCTTTTTCCAACAAAGTAGCATCGTTGCCTTCCCTTATCAAGTCAATAGCTTGTCTACTATCTAGCGCGCCCTTTTCCACTGCTTTGCTATACGCGTCTGTGTCAAATAAATCGAAAAGCCGCACCGTCTCTTTCTCAGTCAAACCCCATTTAGTTACATCTTTGAAAGTTGCTTTGCGCTTTTCAACAATCCTTTTCCGTCCTGCCGAGGTTGTCCAATCCGATTGCAAAAATTTGTCAATCTGCCGATTTATCAACTCTAACTTTTCCTCGCTTGGGGCTTTTCCTATTTTGAAAGTGTCTGCCTTCTTACCAGTAATTTTTGAATACTCTCGCAAGGCAAGCGGTATTACGGAAAGATTTCCGTACCCCTGTTGACGCATTCTCTGCAAACGTTTGTTTGCGGTGGCAACCTTACGCTGTGTCTCTTTCTTCAATTTACTATAATCTGAAACATAATCACTCATACCTTACCATCCTGTGAATGAATCGTAAAAAGCATCCTTATGGATATAGCCTTTATCAGTAAGAATCCAATCGCCGTTAATACCTATGACAGCGTACCGCGCTTTTTTGCTCGAATCGGTAAATGCAATAACCTCACCACTTGTTGATGGGGCTTTTCTGATTCTATAATTATCTTTTACCGCAAAGCCTACTGCTTCAATATCCAAAGTAATATATGTTTCTTCGATTGCTGTATTATCAGTCATATCAAATAAATTCCTTTCTTCTCTACGTCTTGCTGTAAGACCTGTTAAAGTCTTACCGCCTGCTTTATTATAAAGCAAAATTGCCGCTGATATTTGCTTTTTTGTTCGTCCTGCTACTAATTTAGTCAAATTGCCTGCTCCACAGTTGAAGCAAAAAGAAACAAGAGCGTTTCTTTGATTTTCTGAAAAATCATAACTTTCCAATTTTTCAACAGCTCTAATTGCTGTTTGCATGTCTGCTTCCAACAACTTTTCTGCTTGGGATTCTGTGATGGTCTGATTACTTTTCACATCTTTCCCTGTGTGCCCGTACCCAACTGTAAGGACACCTGCCGCATCCTTGTATGCCGTAAGTTTTAAACCTTCATATTTTTTAATAAGGCTTTTCGCCTTGTCATAACTCACTGTCTGCACCTTCCTTCTTGATATACTTTTTGAATATGTTCAGAAGTCCTGCATCGTCTGCATTCTCATATACGCTCAAGGCTTCCATAGCTACGATATACAGAAAGACGGGCTTGCATATGTTAAACCCTATGCCCTCATGTGCGGCAACTACCGCCAAGACATCAGCCGCAACCATCGCTAGGATTGTTCCCATCTTTTTATATAGCCCACTTGCCATCTTTGCGCTTTTCAGCTTGCCGCCGTTTCTCTTGGTCTTGAATATGCCGGATAAAATATCAACGGCTTGCAAGACCAAAATTACGGCGTATCTAAAAATATATTCAGAAGCTACTATCATCCTACTACACGAATCGGACGGTAGTCATTCTTCTTAGCTGTCTTAATCATTTCTTCAATCACAATCTTAACACCGATAGCATCTTCTCCATATTTAGTAAGAAGCTTCTTTAAACCGCCGCCGGAAAGATACACCTTTTCGGGCGATTCTTCAAAAATAACTGCGTGATAATCAGCAAGATTGTAAAAGTCTGCAATAGTAACTTCCAAACCTGTTAATTCGTCGAGACTGCCTTTTTCGCGTCCTTCAAATAACGGGCAACCGTTAAACTCCTTCATCATCTGTTCCACAATGTTTTTCTTATTCATAATAATACCTCTACTTTCTCCCCGTTCAGCCGTTAGGACAGCTCTTTTTATTTGCTCCGCTTATGCGGTTGCAATCTCGATAATTTTAGCGATGGCATCAGCATCAACAACATTGTAAATCTCACCGTCATAGTTAATTGTCATGACTAATACTTCCGGATTTTCTGCTGTATCTTCTGTATCTGCTGTATCTGCTGTATCTGCTGTATCTGCTGTATCTGCTGTATCTGCTGTATCTGCTGTATCTGCTGTATCTTCCTTCCATGCTTTAACGGCTTTCCTTATGTCCCTTACTGTACTTTTTTCTGAAATCTCGTACTCATCAAAAAACTCCATCTTTTCTGTGTCTGGTATGACTGCCATTTCTTCAATCTGAGAAACTGTAAAAGCAATAGGAGTTTCATCATCCGGTGTTGAATCAGCAAGATACTTCTTAGTAGTATAAGCCTTAGTAAGTTTAGAAACATTAGCAACGCTCATTCCAATCTCTGAGCCGTAATCTTTAAGCGTTCCGAACGTCTCTTTGAAGTCCTTAAGATTTACGGTATCATAAACAACCTTAGCGACACTCCACATGGACTTGTCCACAGTTGCCATTGCTCTATTGAATTTTGCCACCCATTTTTCAGCCTTTGCTGTATTTAATACTTCTACTTCGTTTGCATTTACTGTCATTACTTCTGTACTCATTATATACCTCTTTCTCCCCGTATGCCGTTAGGTCAGCTAATATTTACTTGATTGTTTCGACATCGAAAATCTGTAATCAACGTGTGCTTCATTTAACTTTCCATATATATTATATCCATAACTTATGTCTAAAGTATGTACAAAATGTAAACAAATTGTAAACATATAACCAACCACCTCACCGCCTCAACGGGCTAACGGGCTAACGGGCTAACGGGCTGGCGTTTCACTCGCCGCATTTTCGGTGTCGAAACTTCACTGCTTTAACGCTTTACCACGCTAAAGCGTGACGCTTTAACGCTTTAACGCTTTAACGCTTTACCACTTTAACGCGCTAAAGTGGGAAAGGATAATCGAACACGTGTTCAGGGATATATT